GCATGGCTGACCGCTGCTGTGGAGACACGCATTGGCAACCGACCCAACCGACTGGCGGGACAACCCGGTCCTGACCCCATACTCGCCGCCCTCGAACGCGCCCGTGCAGACGCGGAAGCCGAGCGCCGCGCTGAGGCAGGCGATCTTGGAACTTGGCCTGCGCTATCGGCCGGTAGCTCGTGACCAACTTGATGGGCACCAAGCTAAAATTGCCGCGCTGATCGCCGACCTGATCGACGTTCCGATTGGTCCGCTGGAGGCGGCTTGCAAGGCATGGGTAGCGCAGAGCCCGTTCATGCCCAAGGCATCCGACTTGATCGAACTGGCGCAGAGGTCGGTCGCACCGCCCCCAGCCGCCTTGAGCGCGCAAGCATGGTGCGACCAGCGCAACGCCACAATCGAGCGCAACAAGCACTGCCAACCAGACGATCGCATTGAATGGTATGTCGCCGGAACTCGCGAGAGTCCAGAGGTGAAGCTGCGCTATGCCGCCACGGCACCGGATGGGCCGCCCTACTGCACACCTGAGGAAGCTCGCGCTATCCTTCGGGACCATCCTTCCGCATTTGCGCGGTCGATGCTGGCTGCAATTGAGGCAAGGGACGCTCGCGTGTCGGCATGATCGCTATTCATCATGCTCCCACCAACAACTTCACACACAAGCGGCGTGATCGCCGGCAGGAGGTATGATGCCACGTTTCCGTAAACCCATGCCTCCCGACTTCGCGCGCTATGCGGAGAAGGAAGGCAACCTGAAGCTGCGCAAGCGGTTCGGGGTGGGGGGGCTGACGATCGAACTATGGCGGCGTCAGTTGGGGGTCAGGTTCACGCCTCCCGCTCTTAAGCGCGTTCCAAAGTTGACAGTCGCACGGCGGGTGAAGCGGTACGCGAGGCTACCCGATGAGCGTATAGAGGAACTGGCCGACTTCGGCACCGACAGTCTGGCGACGGCACTTGACCTTCGTACATTCGAGCGAGAGTGGTGATGGCGCGGCCGACCAGCTTTAAACCTGAGTACGTCGAGCAAGCCCGCAAATTGGCCGAGCTTGGAGCGACTGATCGTGAGGCGGCCGAGTTTTTCAAGGTAGCGGAAAGCACCCTCTACCTATGGAAGCATACTCAGCCCGAGTTTTCGGAGGCCCTAAAGGTCGGCAAGGAAACGGCAGACGCACGGGTCGAGCAGTCGCTGTATCGACGAGCACTCGGTTACAGCCATGACGCGGTAAAAATCAGCACGGTTGACGGGGAGATTGTACAGACGCCGTATGTTGAGCATTTCCCGCCCGACACGACTGCGGCCATCTTTTGGCTGAAGAACCGGAAGCCGGATGACTGGCGTGATCGGCGAGAGATGGCTCATAGTGGTGAGATCGACACGCGGTCGAAGATCGAGCGCGACGCGGCGGTGAGGGCGGCCATGAGCGATGGCGAGTAAAGTGCTGCGGTCGGAGGATTACGCATTTTCCCGCCTGATCGCTTTCGCGGCATATACAAACCCGACGTACCAAGCGGCCCAGCATCATCGAAAGATTGCCACAGCTCTTGAGGCCATTGAAGCGGGCGTGATTGATAGGCTAATGATCTTCATGCCACCTAGGCATGGGAAATCTCAGCTTGCCTCACGTGCTTTCCCTGCATGGTATCTCGGCAGGAACCCGACACGACAGATTATCGCCGCGAGCTATAACAGCGACCTTGCTGCTGATTTTGGCCGGGACGTGCGCAATATGGTGCGTTCGCCAGACTTCGCGAACGTGTTCCCTGGCGTTACACTACGAGATGACAGTCAGGCCGCAAACCGGATGAATACGGCTCAGGGTGGCGTTTACGTTGCGGCAGGCGTTGGAACAGCGGTTACTGGCCGAGGCGCACATGTTTTGCTCATTGATGATCCGTTGAAAGACCGCGAGGAAGCCGACAGCGAGCGTCGGAGGCAGGTAATCGACGATTGGTACAAGTCGACGGCGTTCACTCGACTTATGCCAAGTGGGGCGGTCGTGCTAATCCAGACGCGATGGAGTGATGACGACCTCGCCGGGCGTTTGTTGGACAGGGAAGGCGATGTTAAGGACGGTGGGCAGTGGACCGTTGTTGAGTTGCCGGCGATTAACGCTGCTGGTGACGCTCTGTGGCCCCAATGGTACGACGTGGCGGCTCTTCGTCGTATTGAAGGTACGATAGGGCCTCGCGAGTGGTCAGCGCTGTTTCAGCAGAAACCACAACCCGACGAAGGCACGTACTTTCAGCGCGACTGGTTCAAGCGCTGGACCACCCTTCCCTCGCTGCACCTCTACGGAACGAGCGACTATGCGACGAAAGACGGGTCGGGCGATTACACCGTTCATCATGTGTGGGGGGTCGATGCGTCGGGGTCGCTTTATCTCGTGGATCGCTGGCGGGGTCAGACTACCTCTGACGTGTGGATTGAGCGCCAGTGTGACCTTATTCAGGCGCATAAGCCGCTAGCGTGGTTCGGTGAGGCTGGACCAATCTACCGGGCTGTAGAGCCTGCCCTGATGCGCCGGATGCGTGAGCGGGGCTGCTATGTGCGGATGGAGAACCTGCCCAGTATCAGCGACAAGCCGACCAGCGCGCGCGGGTTCCAGGCAAGGGCGTCGATGGGCAAGGTCTACCTTCCCGACACCAGCGAAGGCGAGGCGGTGCTGGACGAGTTGCTACGCTTCCCGGCCGGTAAGTACGACGACGAGGTGGACGCCTGTTCCAAAATCGGTCGGGCGCTGGATCAGGCCCACCCGGCGGTGGTGCAGGTGCAGACGGTCAATCCCAACCCGCGTGATGGCTGGACCTCGCATCAGCGGCGTGATGAAGGTAGCGTCTGGGCTTAAACTGTCGGGAGCCTATGCCCGAACAGAACGCCCGCGCCGCTGAGATCGCCCGCTTGGAGCAGATGCGCGCCATGTCCGAGCGCATGGGGCCGGGCTACCGCGACCGCATCGCCGAGATCGACAAGCGACTGGCAAAGCTGAAGGAGTTGACCAATGGGCGCGATTAGGTTTCATCCGCTGAGTGAGCAGCAACTAGCTCATCTCCGCCAAGCCAGTGAAAAGCAGAATATGCTTTCCAAGGAGCATAGCCGCGTCGTTATTTCTGGCATTCCGTACCGGCGGTCTACGGGTGGCGCGTGATTGCCTCAGCGCCTGACGGTACGAACGAGATCAGCGGCAAGCAGGACACGATCCCTGAAGCCCTGAAACCGGCCAAGCCCGATATGGTCAGGCTGCGGCGCATGTTTGACAGTTCGCGTGAGGCCACCAGCGAGGCCCGTGCCGCCGCTGAGAAGTTCCGCGACTATTTCGACGGCAAGCAGCTCGATAGCAATACGCTGCGCATTCTGGGTCTCCGTAAGCAGCCCCCGATCTGGACTAACCGCATCCGGCCGGCAATCAATGGCGTTCTCGGCACCCTCATCGCGGCAAAGGCCGACCCGCGTGCCTACCCACGCAACCCGAGCAACGAGAACGAGGCGGACGTAATCTCCAAGGTGCTTCGTTTCATCGCGGACACCAACCGCTTTGACCAAACCAAGATCGATTGCGCCGAGAACCACCAGGTCGAGGGCATCTGCGCCTGCATCATCGAGGCGGACGGCGATGACGTGCCGGTGTCGCAGGTACGGTACGAAGAGTTCTTCTACGATCCCTATTCCCGCCGGCATGACTTCAAGGACGCCAAGTACCTAGGCATCGCCAAGTGGATGTACGCGGCCGACGTTCAGGCGCTCTATCCCGAAGCCTATCAGGAGATGGGCGACCCGATCGATGGCGCGGTAAGCGGGCTGGAAGCGACGTGGGGCGACCGGCCCGATAATACCCTGCCGTGGATCGACAAAGCCAAGCGCCGGCTGATGGTGGTCGAGGTCTATTACCGCGAGGGCGGTGAGTGGATGCGCTGCGTCTATTGCGCGGCGGGCGTGTTCGACCATCAGGTTTCGCCCTACCGGGATGATCGCGGGCATAGCGTCTGCCCGATCGAGGCTACCAGTTGCTACGTGGCTCGCGACAATACGCGGTATAGCGGCGTGCGGGATATGATCCCGATCCAAGACGAGATCAACGCCAGCCGGTCGCGAGCGCTCCACCTGATGAACTCGCGTCAGGTGCAGCAGAGTGACCCGCAGGCCGCTCCGGTCGACCCCACGACGGCACGCGAGGAAGCAGCGCGGGCGGACGGTGTAATCCCGGCTGGCTGGTCACTGGTTCCCACCTCCGACATGACAGCCGGCAACATGGAGCGCATGAAGGAGGCCAAGGCCGAGATCGAGCGCATGGGGCCGACGCCTGCTATTCTTGGGCGTACCGGCGCAGAGAGCCAGTCGGGACGAGCGCGGCAAATCCTGCAAGCAGCCGGTATGACCGAGCTGTCCCGGCCGCTGGGGCATTTGGAGGATTGGGAAGAGCGCGTTTACCGGCAGATGTGGTTCCGCGCCAAGCAATACTGGACCGGGCCGCGCTTCGTCCGCATCAGCGCCGACCAGAACGCGCCACAGTTCCTCGCCCTCAACAAGCCCGTCATGGCGCCAGTGCAGCGCGAGGTGCCGCTGGTGCATCCTGAAACCCAGGAGCCCGTCCCTCACCCCGAAACGGGCTATCCTCTTACCACCGTGGTTCAGTCCATCGAGCCGATCGGGTACGAAAACCAGATCAGCGAAATGGATGCGGATATCATCCTCGACACGGTGCAGGACACGGCCAACCTCGCGCAAGAGGTGTGGGCCGACCTGCTCCAACTCGCCCAGACTGTGCCGATCGGATCGCCACAGTTCATGATCGCGCTGGAGTTGTCGCCGCTGCCGAACAAGGCGGAGATCATCGAGAAGATCAAGACTTACGCGGCGCAGCAGCAGAGCGGCCCCGATCCGGTCGAGCAGGCGGGGCAGCAGCTTGCCCTACAGACCGGTCAAGCCAAGCTGGAACAGACCCAAGCGTCGACCCAGAAAGACCTCGCCACTGCTGCGCGTACGCGGGCCGAAGCAGAGACCATGCTGACCGGGGCAACCGATCAGGCGATGGGTTCAGGAACTACACTGCACTTCTAAAGGTATTGGTTTTCGAATTGCTCGTACGTCGTATTGCTGGGACCATCCAAACGAGCGCGTTCTAGCGCCTTCTCAATAGCGGCAATGGCATCGGTAATTCTGCCATCTTTATGTAGCCGGCGAATGACAGTGTCCAGCTTAACGGCTTCCGCGCTGAAGGGTGACCAAGTCATTCGTCCTAACTAGCACACCACTAGCGCTTGCGCATCCTCCATAATGTTCCCGCTCCTATGCCTGAATAGGAGACGGGTCGCCGTCGTGCGGGCGTTTCGGGTTTCGGCCCGTCAAACCGAAACGGGCCGCCGCCGTTGCCGGGCGCTGCGTGAGCCGCCGACGAACGGGCGGGAGGGGTCACAATGGACGATTTCGAGCGCGTTTTTGATCAATCCGAACCGGCGCCGACGGAAGCGGTTGCCGAGCCGGTGGTGGTCGAGAATGCAACTCCCCAGCCGGTAGCCGAACCCGAGCCCGCCGTCGCCGTGGAGCCTCAGCCGGAGCAGCCGCGCGAAGATGACGGGCGTTTCGCCCCGATCGGCGCGCTTCAGGCGGAGCGCGAGCGCCGTCAGGAAGAGCAGCGGCGCCGGGAAGAGCTTGAGCGCACTGTCGAGCGGATGCGTGCAGAGGCACAGCCAAAGCCGCAGCCGGCCGAACAGCCGAAGGTCCCCGACCCTTACGACGATCCCCAGGGCTATCGCCAGTTCATCCAGAACGAAACGCGCGAGCAGTTGATGCAAGAGCGGTTCCGGATGAGCCAAGAGATGGCTCGCACGCAATACGGCGCCGAAACTGTCGACGCTGCCAAGGTATGGGCGCAGGACCGGGCTTCGCGCGATCCGGCGTTCGACATGGCGTTGGCCCAG